TGATTAACCCTGATGACTTGCTGGAAGAAGACCTCTGGAACTCATGACATTTGATTATCACGCCGCTATGACGCAGGGGCACTCCTACAACGAGATGGTTGCCCAAAGGCTCCAAGGTGAGAAAATTGGGTGCGAGGTTCCTGAGTTAGAGTTGGTCTCTACTAAAGAAGAGATACAGCGCATGACCGAGAACGAGAAAGACATCATCTTAGATAACGGCCTCATCCTTGAGGTGAAGTCACGTAACTTGGGTTTCTCAGAAGACCCAGCGTTGTTCTGGCAGAAAGATATTTATGTAGATACCGTCTCAGGCTATGAGGCTAAGAAGGTAAAGCCATACGCCTATGTGATGGTTAGCCAGAAGTCAGGCAACATGCTAGTTGTCCACTCCAACACCAAAGATAAGTGGTTTAAGAAAACTGTCACTGACCCTTACCGCAAAGTTACCGATGTCTTCTACAAAATTGAACGACAACACCTGACAACTTGGGTATCGCTTGTTGAGGATTTAAAAGCCAAGTAATGGCACAATACTCATATGGCCCGTCAAAAAGTTGCAGGTACTGATATCAACAAGCCTATTAAGGCTGAGACAAACTTGCCCAATAAAAACAAGATGACCCCTGAGAAGGTAGCAGAACAACAGAACCTTCTTAAGAAGTTAAAGACTCCTTCAAACAAAAAGGTTAAAAAGGGTGCTATGACTAAGAAGGCTAATACCAATAACCCGAACAGGAAACCAAAGAATGGCTAATTGCATTAAGTGTGAGCATTCTATGTACCTCAATGTTTGTTTGGAAGATACTTGCAAGTGCATCTGTGAATCTGATAATTCGTATGAAAGCCAGTCATGACAGTCAAGGCATACGGCCCTTACGCTGATAAGTCCAAGGGTGGTCGCAAAAAGATGACTATCGTTGATAACAAAACTGGTAAGCACACTTCTACTAATGCTGCCCGTTACAAGAAAGAAAAAGCATTGGGGCGCAAACTGCCAAAGAACGTGGACGTTGACCACGCAGATAACAACAAGCACCACGACGGTGCCAAGAATTTAAAAGTTATGAGCCACTCCGACAATGTTGCTAAAGGCAACAAGCATCGTACAAAGAAAAAATGAGCAAACTAACTAACCCTCAGCAATTTGGCAGTTCTATGAATGCCCATGAAATTCTAGAGTCTGTTGAAATGGCGCCAGGTAAAGACTTAAATGAAACAAGTGCAGCAGCGTGGGCATCAGGGTTGGGGTCTAGTATTCAAAAACACTGGATTACTGAACCGCTAACCATTTGGCACGAGAAAGAGCGGGCTAGACTTGCTGATGGTCATCACCGTCTTGCAGTTGCTCACGATATTGACCCAGCAAGACCAATACCAGTTCGTCACCAGTACAAAGACTAAAGGAGTTAACCATGGCTGAACAAGGAACAGCAGCAGCAATCATTGAAGTTGCTAAAAAAGAATTGGGCGTTATTGAAGGCCCTAAAGATAATGAGACAAAGTACGGCAAGTTTACAAAAGCCAACTTCCTACCGTGGTGTGGTTCCTTTGTTATGTGGTGTGCTAAAGAAGCAGGCGTGAAAGTTCCTAACACAGTATCTACTGTTGCTGGTGCTGGCGCTTTTAAAAAGATGAAGACTTGGTTTGACGCAGACTGCGGGCAGTCACCACAACCAGGAGATATCTTGTATTTTGATTTCCCAGGAGACGGTGTAGACCGTATCTCACATGTTGGTATTTGCACAGGCGTTGACTCTGATGGCGTTGTAACCGCTATTGAAGGAAACACTTCTGGCAAGAAAAGGGGCGACCAACGCAATGGTGGCGAAGTTTGCGCTCAAGTGCGTGCCTACAAGACAAACAAAAAGAAAGTTTTAGTCTCTATCGTAGGTTGGGGTCGCCCTAACTATGTTGGTAACGAGGTTCAGGCTGACGTGCCTGTTTCAGACGCTCCAGCCTTCCCAGGCAAGATTAAACCTGGTGACAAAGGTGAATCTGTCAAGATTGTACAGAAGGCTCTAGGATTGGCTGCAGACGGCGATTACGGCCCAACTACAAAGAAGGCAATTGCCGCATTTCAAGACAATCACGACATGCTGGACTCAAATGGCGTAGTTGGCCCTAAAACTTGGGCAGAACTGGTCAAATTCCTCTAAATCGGACATTACACAATGACCCCCTTAGACCTGATAGGCTAGGGGGGTTATTTGTGAAGGAGCAGGCATGACCACAATAGTTGCGGTTCAATACAAAGATAAATGCGTTATTGCTGCTGATAACCAGGTTACTGGTGACGGCGGACGTCGTTACAACCATCCTGATATGAAAAAGATTTCACAACGTGGGGCTTTCCTTGTTGCAGGCAGTGGTGAAGTTCAACCCTGCGATGTTGTTCAACACTTTTGGGTTCCACCAAAACTAACAATTAAAGAGTCTGAAGACATTTATCACTTCATGATTACCAAAGCAATGCCTTCTCTTAGAAAATGTTTAACTGATAATGGTTATGACTTCAATGAGGGTAAGGGTGAAGGAAAAGCGGAAGAAAACCGTTTTAGTTTCATTATGGCTGTTGGTGGAGAACTATTTGATATTGGGGATGACTTATCTGTAATTCGTTCAGGAAGTGGAATTTACGGAGTGGGTTCTGGGGCTGATTACGCAATGGGCGCTCTATACGCAGGAGCAACTCCAGAAAAGGCTGTAGAGATTGCGGCTAAATTAGATGTGAATACATCAGGGCCTGTACAGGTTGTGGAACAATACAAGTAACCTGATAGGGTTAGAACATGGACGAAATACTTTACAAATCAAACAAAGAAAAGAAGCGCCTCTCTAGAGCGCTGGAACAAGAGCAGTTTCTAGAAGAAAAGAAGACAGAGCCATTCCTAAAAGCATGGGAAGAGGCACAAGTAAAAGCGGCGACTATTCAGTCAGCCCTAGATTATGCGGTTGAACAATACAGCCAGCACAAAGATGAATTGGAAGAGAAAGTGCAAAAAGAAATAGAAGAACAGATTAGTTTACGACAAGAAGAAATTAAAGATTTCCTTATGACAGAAAAAGAACGGTACTTAGCCAGTATTGGTATTTTAGAAGACTGATAATAGGTATCTAATTGAGGGGGAAAGAGAACGGTATGAGGAATCTTATGAAAAGTTTAAACAATGTGCTAATGCGTATTGTGGCAGTTTTTGCTGCCAGTGGTCTAAGTGTTATTGGTGCTGGTGCAATCGCTGGTATCTCAACTATTAAGGCTGTAACAGTTGCAGGGTTAACAGCAGTTGCTGCTGTTATTGAGAAGTTGGCTCGTGCTTTTATGGACGATGGAAAACTAACTCTAGACGAAATCAACGCAGCGTTTTCAACCGTTGATAAGGGCGCAAAGACTGTGGCAGATGTAGAAGTAGAAGAACGTCAAGCAAAGGATAAAACAGCAAAAACTGTTCCTGCTAAAGAAGACGACCCAGACTACAACTAATTTCCAGTTTTATAAAAACCTGAGCCTTTAAACTGAAGGCCAAAAGGTGTAAAGACACGTTGAAGAGCGTAGCCGCACGTATCGCAAACATAGTTAGGTTCTGCGTCGTGAATGCTACGCTCTTTCTCGTAGTCTAAGTCACACTGTATACAAGCGTATTCGTACTTTGGCATTACGGTATTAAAACATACTTTCCAGTAGCGTACTCATTAGACGCCGTTGTTGTAGTTGCGAGAATAGTTGCATAGGTTGCATCTACTGAGGACTTTCTATTTAAAAGCCATAACCCTGCAATAGATGCTGTTGCGTTAGATGTACCAACAGTGAACTTAGTAGTTCCGTTAGCGTTAGTTACAAACCAACGACCATTAGCGTAAAAGTCAATAGCAGACGAGATATTGTTATAACGAGCAATGTAAGGTGCTGCTTTGCTGTCCCAAGCATAAGGCTCAGAACCAGGCCATGGATTATCGGTGGCTCCTACTGCAATGACGTCCGCAATGCAGGCAGGTGAGTTGATTGCTGTTTTGTTTCCGTCGTTTCCTGCTGCTGAAATTACCGCAACATTGCGTGTTTTGAGTGTTGCAATCTGCTCAACCATGCCTGCAGGGACTTTACAATTAGCAAACACTCTACCCTGAGAGATGCTTACTACTGCAATGTTATATTTGGCTTGATTAGCAATGACCCAATCAAGAGCCATCTTTACAGAATCTAAAGAGTAAAGCCCAGCATTACCTGATGGATTTACGCCAACAATTCTAATTGGAAGTAATTTTGCAGAAGGATTCACCTTTGCAACAATAGATAGCATCTGTGTTCCGTGGTCAAGAGCCTTGTCTTTAAAAGCAGGAAGTAGTGATGCTCCAGCACCTTCCATAGAGGTTTTTCCATTTGCACACTTGTACGACTCAACAACACAATACTCAGCAACAATTCTGTCGCCAAAAAATGATGGAGTTGTACCTGTGTCAATGACTGCAATTGATGGTGCTACTTCTGCATGTGTTGGTGCTGCTGTAGTACCTATTAAAAATATCGTTACAAATAAATAAATAACTTTTTTCATTTTCCCTCTTCCGTTGTTTGTGGTCTTAGACTACAGACCTAAGCCTTTCTTTACAAATTTTCTCGGTAGTCCAAGGCATCTACGCTTAGGCCATGCTGGTAGCGCCACCGCCAGTTGTTGGTGCGCTCAGCGGTGACCTTCCTGTGACAGTTAGAGCAACGGACTTCCCCATACTCAAGTTCAGCCTTGATACGCTCAAGCGGTAGCACGTCTCGTATGGCGTTGTTTATCCCAAAGTTCTTTTCCAAAAGATGGTCAAAGTCCAAAACCACAATGTCTGTCTCTCCGCAGTCCACGCAAGGATGCGTACTGTAGTACTCGGCTAAAAAGAGTCTAATAACTTTTTTGCGTTTCTTACGGTTTTCATAAATATTGTCTAACCTGTCTACGCGGGTATCTTCGTAGTTTTCTCGTTGGTAGTCGCCTTGACAGGTTCTGCAATAAGGTTGCACACCACTGGCTCTTTTCTTATTAAAATCTGTCAATGGTTTTTCTGTTTTGCAACGATTGCAGGTTTTCATGGGTTCACCATACAGAACAATCTTAAAGGGTGCAAAATAGAGACATGTTATCTCAGGCAGAGTTTAATTCCGTTACACAAAACAAACAAGCCATGCCAGAGAATCCTAAATACGATGGACCTGGTGGTTTGGAAGTTTCTAGCAGTCAAGATAAGTTTGCTGCTAATAGTCACACATCCCTACCAAAGCCAGGATTTAGTTCATGAATGAAGTTATTGAAAAAGTAGAATTAGCAACAAGTGACCGTTGCGATAAGTGCGGTGCACGAGCAATGGTTAGGGCAACGTTAAGAACAGGTGAACTGTACTTCTGCGGACACCACGCAAAAGAAACTGGCTACACACTAGTCCTTCAGGCTTTAGAGGTTTATGACCCAGAAGGACTTTTAAAATATGAAGACCGATAATGAATTAACACAGGTTGACTACTACAAGTTATGGCAACCGATTTCTGGTCAACAGTTTTACGGGCTAGGAATGTATGGAGCAGTTAAACAAGATATGGGTAAGTACGATAAAGAGAATTTGGATAAAACATCATGAGTAATCTTAGTCACCAGTTTGATGGTCAGAAGGCAGCCTGGGAAGACATACAGCGTCGTCGTTATGCTCGCAAACAAGGTGTCTCAGGATTCATTGGTAACGGCTATTGGTTCTTTAACTACCCAAACATGGTAGGTGGAATTGGTTCTGGAACAATCACTCAAACCCAAACTGGCGAAGATAAAAAAGATTTAGGTCAGAACCTTGGTCAAGGCGCAGAAAACCTTGACGCAATGGCTGGAAACTCTACGGGTATGGGTGAAGGTGGGACTGCAGTAACTGGTGACACAGGTGGAGCAGTGGCGTGAGCAACCAACTCAACCGTAAACTTTTAAAGATAAACAATCGCACAAGTACCACACAGCGTTTTGAAGCCGCTAAACCTGTTGTAAAGAGTGAAACACGTGCATCTATCTTTGCATGGGCAAGTCGCGGTAGAGGCGTACAAGGAGAATCCACTAACTCTCAAGACAACAACTCAAAACAAATTATTAATAAACTAAGAAAACCAATGTAACTTCTGCTTTAATATGCAGAGAGAGCGTTATAGTTATCCAAGGGGAAAACTTGAAAGCACTGCGTACTATCGCAGCACTATTTGTCGCATTATCCGCATCCTTATTACCTTCAATATTTGCAGAATCTGCCCACGGTAATTCACCTAACCCTGGGTTAACCGCCGAAGTCTATAACGTACTTGGGCAAAATGGTGCTCCCTTTATTCCACAAGGACAATCACCTGTGCTTGTTACTACGGTTCCTAACGTTTCTTTTGACTGGGGTAGCGGAAGTGTTCTTGGCGGCCCAAGCGAAGATGTAATTGTTCGCTTTATTGGGTACATAACAAGCCCAACAACACAAACTGTTTTATTTTCAACAGATGCAGATGATGGTACCCGTCTTTACATTGACGGAAGTCTTATAGCGGATGATTGGGTAGATAAGGGTGGCGGAGGAAGTACAAGCGCACCCATATCTTTTACCGCAGGAGTTTCCCGTTCTATAGAACTTATGTACTACGAAAATGGTGGGGGAGCGAGAGCCGTTCTTTTTTGGGACCAAGGAAGCGGAATGAATGTTGTTTCTTCTTCAGCATTCACAACTTCACCAGCAGTAGTTATACCACCAGAGGTACTAACCATAGGTGCGCCAACAAATCTAACAGTAGTTGATGGTCCTACTTCTGCATTACTTACCTGGAACGCTCCTACAGATGGAACTAGACAACCAGAACGCTACGCTATTAGTTTTACGTGTGATGGTTGTAATGGCTGGGGAATTGCCACAGGAAACGTGGGCGACGCTAATGCACTAAACACAACGATAACAATTAATCATTCGTTGCTTGAGTCTTTAAAGCCAAGCGGTACGGTGTGGTCATTTTACATTAGGTCAGATAACGATACCTTGCATTTATACTCTGCAAACTCAAATGTTGTTACATTAAAAATTGGAAAAACTGCAGAAGAAATTGCTGCAGAGCAGGCAGCATCTGAGGCCGCTATAGCAGCCGCTACCGCAGAAGTTGCCAGATTAGCAGAGGTTGCAAGATTGGCTGAAGTTGCACGACTAGCAGAAGTAGCCAGATTAGCAGAAGTTGCCAGACTTGCTGAAGTTGCCAGACTTGCAGAGGTTGCACGACTAGCAGAAGTAGCAAGACTTCAAGCAGAAGCAGCAGCAGTATTGGCGGCACAGCAAGAGGCTGCAAGAATCGCAGCCATCACTGCAGAAGTTGCCAGACTTGCTGAAGTTGCCAGACTAGCAGAAATAGCACGACTAGCAGAAGTAGCAAGACTTGCAGAAATTGCTAGGTTAGCAGAAGCAGCAAGGCTTACAGAAATAGCAAGACTAGCAGAAATAGCACGACTAGCAGAGGTTGCAAGACTTGCTGAGGCAGAAAGACTTGCAACCTCTGCT